GCCGGGACTTCGGTCAGCACTTGGGTAGAGCCTGAGCTGTTCGCTCTGTGTTCGAACTGCTACCCCTTCAGGACTAACCAACAGCCTGGAGAAATGCAGAGCAGGGTCTTGCCAGCAGTGGAGCGTCCGCTCTGCTCGCACTGCGATGGCACGATGCTCGCGTGGGCGGGAAAACCCCCGAAGGGCAAGGAAGAGTACATCAGTTTCGAGGTGAACGTTGACATTGGGTGCGGAATTTGCGAGCCAGGGTGGGCCGCTACGTACGCTATCCGAGATACGATGACACCGACTGAGTACCGCCCGACGAGGGCTCACCCCGTCCACGTGCCGCTGGAGGTGTGGGGCCGCATGGCAACCACCTTGGCGACCGCTTCCAATACAATGGTAAACAACAGCATTCATGCGAAGAACCAGACGGTCGACGAGACCCAACGTCGTATCGCTTTCACTCGCGTGATTCCTTATGTCATCAATTGGTACCAGTCAGGTGCTTACACGACGGACCATTGGTTGACAAGGATTGCTACTTTCCAATGTTGTTTTCGCGGTCTCCAGACATCACATCAACGGGTGACGATTATCGGTGCGCGGAGCGCGGACGCCATTGCCATTTTGGCTGGCGGTCCATTGCCGCCCGCGCTGCCCATCGGCACCATGGTGGATGTCCCATCGGCACCAGAGCAAGTGCCTACGCAGGGGGGGTCATCTTCAAATGATCCGACTACCACGTCGGGCCCCCCCGAACAGGTTCATCAGAACACCGCCATTCAGGAGGCGGGTCCTCAGCCGGAGGACAGCTCCACGTACCCCACCATCGAAGGCGTCTTGACCAGGACGACCGGAGGGGAAGTCATAGACACGAGGGAGCCCAAGGATGAGATGTACAACGTAAGTTGGCGATCGAACAAGGCACATGCCAAGCTACGGCATTTGCACAAGTGTATATCGTGCAACCAGTTCTACAGTCATCAGCACAAGGGCGGGGACAAACCCCACGGGCAATGCATGCAGCAATGCCCGTACCCCGGCTGTGAACGTGGAGGCGTTGGAGCGGCCCGCACACATGCGAGGCCGGAGAAAGGGATGGCATCTGCAGGTCCGGCACCAGGATTGCCGGCCCCAGTTCAGCTGCCAGAACCAAAGGGACCAGCCAAGTCTAAGGAACCATTCGTTCCGCCCACGCCAGAAGAAGGCGTGCTCCCTTCTGCCGACGTCGATATTCCCGAGTGGAAAGCGGACCCGGAGTTCCCAGCGAAGCTGGAGGTCATGCTAGACGGGAAATCGATGAGCCGCACAGCCATCCAGATAGGACCGGCTGTGGGCACACCAGTGCATTACGCCAACTCATTAGGCTCGCTGGGTGCCGCGGTTGCGGGTAGGATCGTAGGCAAGCAGAAACGCTTCGATCCCCCGGAGGCGTTGAGGAGGAAAGTCACGCGGATGGTGGATCGCATTATTGATGTGGTCCTAACACCGGAGAAGATCAAAGCGTGGCGCGATAAGGCGGAGAATCAACCTTTCGCGGAGCTGTGCTCCAAAAAGTGGACGAACCAGATGTTTCAGAACGCCTGGGACACACTCATCGCGAGGGGCTCTGATGCGAATGTCGGGTGGGAGGCGATCATTAAGAGCGAAGTACTGCAATTCGACGTCTCGAAAGGAGCGCGGCCCAGGATTATCATGTCCTGTGGGCCAGAGGCCCAGGTGATGAGCAAAGTGGTTGTCAGGTGCTTGGAAGACCTGTACTTCCATCATTTCACCGGCGCGCATATCAAGTACAAGCCTAAAGTTGACGCCGTGAACGAAATTTTGAAGAAAATTACACCCGAATCGCGCGTTTTCCAGGGGGATGGATCGGCCTGGGATGCCACCATAATGCCGGAACTCAAGCAGTTGATAGAGAACCGGCTTTTGGGGCACGTAGCCGAAGAACTCTTCCGCAACGGGGACTGTTGCGGCGCGCTCAAGACTTGGTGGGACGCGGACTTAAAGGATCGCAACCGTAACACCATGACGCTGAAGTTTTGCGCGGGGAAGGCCGTGGCGAGACTAGTGATTTTGTCGACGCGCAGGAGCGGAGACTCATTCACCAGCGGTGGAAACGGGTCCACTAACAAGATATTGTGGACATGCATCATACTCGAGTTTCCGGAGCAGTACGTCGATAACCCGAGAAGGGGGTTTTACATCGGCAGCTGTTGGCGCTTGAGTGGTGTCCGCGGCCTGGAGCGGCCCGAGGTGATCAAGTGGATCACCGAGATCAACGACAAGCTGTGGGAGAAGTTGAAGACGGGCAAGAAAGGCCCCCGAACCAGCATTGTCGAGCCGTTCAAGTTCCCGATGGTGCTGCCCACCTTCATGCAGGGGGCAGACCTCATCTCCAACGTGAAGTACATTCCGGCCGTAGAGGGAGATGACTCACTTATCAATACGACCACGCGACAAACTATCGAACACATCGAGAAGTGCTGGCACCAGCTGGCATTTAATATGAAATTGTTCGAAAGGAAGCCAGGTCAGATGATTGTCTTTGTGGGCATGGAGGCCCTGAGACAGACCGATGGTTCGGTCAGTGAGCCATTGCCCGAGCTGACACGCGGGCTCGTGCAGTCTGGATGGACATTGAGCGCAGATGCTTCATCCGAGACGATCGCGGGCATGTTTGCAGCACGGGTAGAGATGAACCGTTCGTGCAACATCATGGGGAGATACTACAGCGCCGTAGCAAGGCATTGGGCGGCTCAGTGCGGGGACGAGGTGGTCCTCACGCGAGACGCTCAGTTTAAACTCTTCGGCCAGCTGATTGATAATCCCCGTGTTCGCTTCTCCGACTATCTCGACAAAGATATCGCTGACACTCCTTGCGCGGTCACGCGACATTACATGTCGGATGAGGAGATCAAGCGCGTCTCGCTTCAGCTTGACGCGCTCGAGGCAATCGACCCTGCCTACAACTTGCGGGAGCTCTTCCCCGCAAGTGTTTTGCCAAAAGGAGGGATCTAGGCAGCCCCTCCATGGGCGGGTGCGGCGTCACCTTAACAACCGTCAAAACCAAATAAATAGGTAAGGCATCACCATAGAAGCCAACATGCCGCCTATCCTTACAGAGGAGGCGGGGGAAAGGTATCT